GCCAGAAGTGTTTGCGAAGAGCCTACCAGCTTTATGTACGTCCAACAGGGCGTCATGGGGTTGATGGTGCGCTCCTTTAAAAGATCACCCATTCGGAGGTTTGTTGATCTCAACGATCAGTCAAAAACTCAGGAGATGGTGATCCAAGGCAGCGCGGATCAGAGTCTCGCGACTCTGGACCTCAAAGACGCATCGGATTCCGTAAGTGATGAGCTGGTGCAAGCCATCTTCTCAGATGACTGGCTCCTATATCTCAATTGCTCGCGGTCTTCGGTGGTTCATTTACCTGACAACTCGTTGGTGCGAGTGAAGAAGTTCGCACCGATGGGTTCGGCGACATGTTTTCCAGTACAATGCTGGATCTTTACTTCAGTACGTGTGCTGGCATATAGCCTCTGGTACCAGGGCCTGGGGTTCGAGGATTTCGTACGGGGATGTAAGGTGAAAATCTTCATTCCACCGGAAGGGGTTCTTCGAATCTTTGGAGACGATATCGTGGTCCGCGAAGAACTCGTGGATCTATATATCGCATTGCTGCAATACTACGGATTCACAGTTAATGTGGACAAGAGTTTTCGCGGAGGGTCTTCCATCCGCGAAGGATGCGGTGTCTATGCGTGTGACGGTGTCGTGATTACTCCCGACATCTTCAAAACGAAAGACCTTGCGTCGTTCGAATTCAGGCTTTCGCCTCTCGACATTAGGATCAGTTACTCGCTCATTGCGATGGCTAACATAGCATTGCAACGCGGATGGCTGAATCTTCGTGCCGTGTTACTGCAGTGGATACATCCCGCTTCTTTCGTGTTTGTGGATAGCGATATCCCTTATGCACGAAGTCCTTGGTGTGTACACCGCTACGGTGAGGAGAAGAACCACTCTTCCCGAGAGATTGTCGTAGATCGTTACCATCGGCCGAGCGTTAGTTTGATACGCTTTGCCACTAAGGGCGATCCAGTCTTCGGGTTCCGAATGGATGACCAAGGGGTCATCCACCATCCAAATAGTAGCTTGGTACCTCCTTTCGAGGCGGACAATGCCTACTGGTATAGTGTTGCACTTGCGAAGATGCTCGGGTTACGTTCTCGGGTGTCTTACGCGCCGCTGAAAGACCTTAACCGCAGGTCGTTTCTCGTTCGGTCACTGACGCCGGTCGGGTAACACGGTTGGGAAATACGGG